ATGGGATTGTTTAATAAAAAAGAAGAGCTTACAATAGAAACGATAAGAATAACAAAGATAGTAGCAAAAGTAACAAATATGAGAGAGGCTAATGCAAGTTTCTTTGTATGTGTAGAAGACTCAAATATTAATGGCACTAATATAAAAGAATATGTTTTAGAGGAACTAAAAAAATTTGAGAATTGTAATACTTTGTCAGAGTTTCAAAGAACACCATTTGGTTTTTGTGGCATGGCAATTTATACTAGATAGCATATATGAGATTTTACATTCACTCATTTAAAATAGATATTAGTAACAAACTAATAGATAATAATACTTTACCTGTAGAATTAATTAATGCAATAAAAGTAATAAGAAAGCATAGTACAAAAGTACCATCTACTCAAAAACAAAAAGATGCGGCAAAAGATGCAACACAATCAAGACAACAAATAGCACAAAATAAAATAGAAAATGCAGTAAATATATTAAGAATGGAAGATGAATTAATAAATAATTCTTCTGTTCAGTCTGTATCTGGATGTAGTATTAATACTGTTAAGAAATACGGAGAGTTCATAGAGGCTCAAGAAAAGTTAAGATTAGAATGTTGCAAATAAGTATTTTTAAAGGAGATAATATCCCAAATGTGATGATTTTCCTCCCATAGCCGATGAAATACTTCCCAAATCTAATGAAAACTATCCCATAAGTGATGAAAAGTTAAATATTAAGCATTTTTAAAGTTAGTGTAAATTAATTTGATATTTTTTAAAAGATTCTTTAAGGTTAATAGTTTCAAAAATATCATAATCATCTTTTCTGCTATCTAGCTCTATATAGGAACTTTTATTATTTTCAAGAAAATGTAATATTTTTTCAAAATCATTTAAACTTTTCAATTCTTCTAAAAATAAACTATCACATTGAATTATTTTTGCATGTTCACCCATAAGTACATATTGTTGGTCTATAGTTAAATCAAGTTTGATTTTCTTTAATATATCTTTTTTTATTATTACTCTTGAAAATATTATATTAATACAAGATAGTGTTCCCAAATGGTAGTCAGAATAAAAGTTCAATAATTCTTTTTTTATATCATTACTATTATCTATTAAATAGTTTGATTCTTTTTCTGTCATATTATTTAGTAATTCAAACATTTCAAAATAGTTTGGGAAAAAATAAGAATCAAAAATATCATCATTGCCAATTTGTCCAAAGATTACTAATTTTTTTATTGATAAATAGTTTTCATATAATAAAGATGATGCTTGAGATAAAATTTCAGAAAATTCTTTAGAGCTAATTTTTTTTCGCAAAATATCTGAGTTCTTAATTTCTGATTTTTCTATAAAATATACCAAAAATAGTGCATTTATTCTATATTTATACAATACAGCATATTTGAATTTATGTAAATCCTGTTTTAGATTATCAAAGCTTTCAATAGTATTAGTTTTAATAAATTCTGATAATAGATTTTTATCTAAATATTTTTCAGTAAAATTTACAATAGGTCTATCTTCTTTTTTCCAATTAAACCATGTTTTTTGAGTAATTTTAAAAAACTGACAAATCATGTCCATTTTATTTATATTTATATTTTTCATATTCTTATTATACACAAATCAATATAAAAGGTAATAAGTATACGCTATTACACATTATTTTATTTAATATATAATTATTACATATTATTTAAGCTTTATTTTATATTACATAGATTATACTTTCATATATAATTATTACATATAATACTTTAAATATGTAATAAAATGGGTAGCATGCCACCACGTCTCGGTGTGTTACCTACAATTTCAGAGACGCAAAAAAATAAAACAGGAGACGAAAATGTCAAAATTATCAAAAAAAATAGAAATAGAAGTAACAGGTAACTACTTAGTAGCAGAATTAACAGGTGTAGATTTAACTGCAAGTGGAGAATTTGAAGGTAAAAAATATGGTGCAAGTGTAAAATTAAAATTTGTACAAAATGAAAAAATTATTAAAAATGTAAATGGGATAGATGTTCCAACTTTAAAAGCAGTATCTCAAATTATTAAAATATCTTGTAATGATATTGATTTGCCAAAATTAATACAAAAATATAATGAAAAATTAGGTCAAGTAATAATGCTTAAATATACTGCAAATGATAACTCATCTTTTAGCTGTGAAGAATCAGATATAAAATTTATCTAATGTATGGGCATATTCCGTACGATTGTAAGCCCCAAATTAAAAACAAAAAGGATCTTTTATGAGAAGATTAGGATTATTATTAGCAGGTGCAGCAATTGCAACAACAAGTGTTTTTGCAGAAGCAACATTAACAGCACCTACATTTGCATTAGATGATGTAGCGATAGTAGCTGGAGCACTTTTAGTTGGACTTGCAGGTTTCTGGGCAATAAAGAAAGGAATTGGACTTGCAAAATAGTCTGATAACAACTTTTAAATAAGGGTTTTTATTCCCTTATTTATTTTTAAAATTAAGTTGTAAATATAACAATTTAATTTTAAGAATAGGAGACGTATAAAATGGGATTTGAAATATCAGTAGAAGATTTTGGAAAATTATTTACTGCTTTTGGAGTAATGCTTGGTTTATTATGGAGTATTAAAAAAGCACTTGGATTAATAAAGTGAGATTAATATTATTAATATCTGTATCAATTATATCAGCATTTGCAGACTATAGCCCTACAGATAATGCAGATGAACTAGGTATGTATTATCAAGATTATAACTCAATGATGGCTCTTACAGGAATTATGATGGGTTCAATGATTATGTTTGGAATGATTTTTTTAACTATTAAAGTAGGGAGTAGTAAATAATGGAAATTACAATTATAGGCTTTACTTCTGATTTAACATTAGATTATTTTTTATCAATATTTGTTTATACTACATCTATTATCGTGCCTTTTTTTGCTGCATTTAGCTTAATGAGTAAATAATGATAAAAATATTAATTACATTAATAACAACTATATCACTTCATGCAATTGATATGACTGATTTTCCAAAAACTTTATATACATATGATTGGGGTGATGGTGGTTCAAAATTTGATAGCAGAACTACAAAATCACAATATTATCATTGTCGCAATTTTGTATATCACTCTCAAGGTTATAATGGAGATCCTGGTAATTGGAATCAATTTAAAGCGGAAGATGGACTATGTGTACCAGATAATACTAGTTATTTAAAAGATACTGAAGTGACAACAGAACCAAATTATAATCTTGATTATGCTTATATGAGTAACTATATAACTACTGCCAAAGCAGCTGTATTAATGTCTTCAAATCAAAGCTTTGATTTACCTACAAATTACCAAGAGTTCTTAAATATCAATCCTTTAGCTCTATATTTAAAGAAATATAATGAAGATAAATCAATAACTAGAATAGAATTTATTGATAAATTTGGAAATATGAAACAAATAGAAGTAGATATAGCAAGTGTTACTGTACTATCAACATCTAATTATGATCCAAATAATAATCTAATTGAAGATACAAATAACGATACTGATACATCAGAATTAGAAAATATATCTTTAGATTATAGTTGTGATTTTAATCTTAATCAAAATGATATTAAATCTTATGATAATGCTAATACATATGTATTGTATAACAATACAATTATTACAGCTGATGATTCTGCAAATGGTTTATTTGTAACTAAAAAATATCCAGATCATGATAATCAAAAATATCCAAATAAAATAAGTTGTAAAGATGGTAAATATCTATCTTATTATTTAGATGATGAACATAATCAACATTCAACTTTTGAAGCTAGAAATTCAGATTATTCAAATATATATCATGATACAAAAGTTTCAAGTGATAATCAACATATAATTACTAGATATATAGATACAACTAATGGAACTTCTACTACTCATTTATATGTAAAAGATGATTCTGTAGGTGGTGGACTTCGTGAAGTTGATGTTGAAACAGCATCTTCTTTAAATTGGCATCCCCCGATTACAACTGATAAATTTTCAACTATACTAAATGGAATATCAGAACCAATTATATGTGACGATGGAGCACCATCAAACTATGGTAATAATTGCGATAGAACTTGTGAAGATGTAGGATATGTAACTCAATCAGATAATTCATGTAAAAAACAACAAAATTGTGAAGATATTTCAAATAATTGTATATTAAAATGTGGCTCAATATCTAATATAGAATTATTTGAATGTAATAGTGATGATTATGATGGTACAAGTAATATATGCACTTGTATAGATAATACAAATAATGATAATCAAGATAGTAATAATTCAAATGATAACAATAATAATGGCTATGCAGATGCACCAGATCCAGGAAATGGTACGGGTGGTAATTCTCTATCTGATGATATGAAAAATCTAGGAACAAATGTTACTGATAATACAGATGCAACTAACTCAAATACTCAAGCATTAGAAAACCAAACAACAAAAATAGAAGATAATATTGCAGCTCTAAATGAAAATACATCTGCATTAGATAAAATCAGTACATTTTTAACAATTATAACAGATATTATTTCTAACCCATCTACAATAACAGATTCAATAAATACAACACTTTCAGATAGTGCAAATAAGTATTCTCAAAAGATATTTGATGATAGTAATTGTTTACAAATTGAACCTGTACAAATTCAACTTTATGGACAAACTCAAACATTTTTATCACAAGATTTTATTAATAATTTTTTTCCTGTAGATATATTTAAAAGTATTGTTATTTTTAGTTTTGTATTTTCTGCAACAATGTCATTTTTTAGAGGAGATAGCTAATGGATTATTTAATAAAAGCCGTAATATTTACAGCTTATATGTCATCTGTATATTTTGCAGTTGATTTTATGCTTAATACTTTAAAAAGTTTTATAGTTGATTTTTCTGTAAATATATCAGCAATGATGTGTCAATTCGGTGTTTTTACAGGTTTAAACTTGTACATAGCAATAATAATAGCAGGTTTTTTATTTAAGAAAACACTTGCATTTTGGAGGTAAAAGATGATTGAATTAACAAAAGGTGTACCTGGATCTGGTAAAACATATAGAGCTGTATATTCACTATATGCAAATTTTGGTATTAATAAAGATAAAATTAAAACAGATAAAAACTTTATTTATAATAATATTGATTTTGCATATACAAATATCAATCAAATACAAACAGATAAATTTGAAGCTGAAACAATTAAAATTTTAGATTTTGAAAAATTTAAAATAGATATAGAACTTTTATATAAGTTACAAACATCTGGTACGGATGATATAGCACTTTTAGAAACTGCTAAGGGAATGAATTTAGCTAATTGCTTAATCATACTTGATGAGTGCCATAATTATTTAGGTAAAGAAAATGCGGCTCTTGTTTGGTGGCTTACATATCATAGACATTTAAACCAACAAATATATTTAATCACTCAAGCTTTAAATTTAGTTAATGCAAAATATAAAGCAATTCCAGAATTCTTCTATAGTGCAATTCCAAGTTCTAGAAAATTATTTGGTAGCACAATGGCTTATAATCAATATACTGATTCAAGAATGAGTGAAAAAAATAAATCTGGTAAAAAGAAAATAAAATTTATACAAGAGATATATGATACTTATCATTCTGGAGAAAATCAACAAAGTGAAAATTTAATTAAAAAATTTGGAATATATGCAATCTTATTATTTGCTATGGTAACTTTTATTATTCTAATGATTCAGAGCTATTGGGCACCAAAAACAAAGAAAGAAGATAGACCTATTAATAGTAGAATTGTCAATGCTCAAATATCAAAACAAAATAGTAAAAAAACTATCACTTCATTTAATCAAAATGACAATAATATTCAAATACAAATTTTATGTTCTAGTTCATCAAATATTTGTATCTTTGAAAACAAGTCAATCCCATATAAATTATATGCACAATTAAAAAAGGACAACAAATATAAAGAGTTGTATTTTGAATATATATCTAATACAGATTTTAAAAAGATATATGTAAATATTGATGATAAATTTATGAAATTATTTAAAGAACAGTACGGAGTTCAAAATGAAAATAATACTAACAATAATAATATTTTATTTCCAAGTTTTAGCAAGTAATTTAGATAATATCTCTTTAAAAGAGTATATTACTTTAGTTTCTAAACAGCAGCATATAACAATTTTAATAGATGAGAATATAGATCAAAGAATTACTATACTTATTGATAAAGATATTAAAAAAGATACATATCTCAAGCTACTAAAATCAGCACTTTTAAAAAAGAAATTAAAACTTCAATATATATCTGACTACTATATTATTAAAAAACTAACTTTAAAAGATTTAAAGCAAATAAGATTTATAAAATTAAAATATATTAAGTATGATGATATAAAATCTTTATTTACTTTTTACAATATACAACATAGTTATATACCAACATCAAAAACAATATTAATAAAATCAGATATAAAAAATTATTTATCAATTAGATCATCTATATTAAAATTTGATAAGCTACCAAATCAATTAAAATTAAAAATTACTATACTAGACACTAACCTTAATAACTTAAAAGAATATGGTATAAATAATGAAGTTTCTATCTCTCCTGGTTCTGATGATAATTTCTTTTTTAATCTAGTTGCATATCCTTTTATGGTTAATAATAATATTCCAAGTACTGATAAAAATAAATTTTATAGTTTTGTAAAATTAATAAATCAAAAGGGAATATCTAAACTTGTATCTTCTCCAATATTAACTCTTTTAGATGGTAAAGTCTCACAATTAGATCTAGTAACTAATATTGCATATTCTACAGGGGAATCTGTTGTAAATGATGAAAATTCAAAAGTTACTAAGTCATTTAAATATAAAGATGTAGGTCTTAATATAAGTGTTAAGCCAATAATATATGATACTGATACAGTACACCTTGAATTTGATCTTAGTGTTGATAATATTGTAAATGGTGGAGATACCCCAACTGTATCAAAAAAGCATATAAAAATTCCTTTCCATATGAAAAAAAATAAACTATTTGTTCTTACAGGTATAAATAGAAATGAGACATTAGAATCTGAAAATGGAATACCTGGTTTAAAAGATATACCATTTTTAGGTTGGCTTTTTAAGTATAAATCAAATTCTAAGACATCATCAACTCTATCTATAGTTCTTGAGGTAGTTGATAATTCAGAAATAAAAAAAGATTTAAATCTTAATAAAAAACAAAAACAATCAAAAGTTAAAAAAGAAGTTATTATCAAGAAAATATATAACTATCCAGGTGAGGAAGAATATAAAAAGGCTCAAGATTTAATAAATGAACAAGAACATCAAAAAAGAATAAAAGAAATATTTGGTATCTGATGAGTAGTTTAATAGATACAGCAAACTATGCAATAAATAAACAAGTAGATTGTATTGAATTTGTATCTACTTGTTATGGAAATATTTATTTAACAGATGAGGAGATAGAAATATTAAAAAGTTTTTTAATTGAGTTACTAGAGTTGAGACTAGAAGAAAAATATAAAATTAATAAGGATATAGAAAAGTATCTTTATTAA